GTAAGGTTCCGTCAATTCCACACAAGATAGAGGATGATATTTGTTGAAAATAAACAATAACAAACAATATCGAACGTTTTTCCCTCGAATAATTCTGAACAAATTGCGTGCAGCGGACAGTTTTAATTGGTGATTTCGGAGATTCCAGAATTAGGGCATTTTGGATAAGAGAAGGATAGCACTTTTTTCGCGCGTATGCACGAAAGATAGTTGTGTTGACGATCTTGTTCAAATCTAAATGTAAAGGATGAAGTTTTGTGATCTCTATTACCAAGGACGAAAAGATGCTTCTGGAGAAGCTGTACCCCCAGTACAAGTATCCGCGCACGATGAAGCAGCGCACGAAGCGCCACCATTACTTCTGCACGGAGTCCGAGGAGCTGATGCGCGCGATCGCCGACACGAACGAGGCGGCGGCGGAGCTGGTGCGCGAGTTCGACAGGCGCAGGGCGATGCGCGAACGTCGCAGGCGGCATGATTGGAGTCGTGATCGCTGATGGCGTTTCAGGACAGGATCGAACGATATGAGCACGCCACGATCGACTGCGCCGACCAGACGGTGACGGAGTATCGGGATGACGCGGTGTGCAGCTATGCCATCGGCGAAATCCTCAAGCGCTGGGACGGCGTGCCGGACGTGACGATCACGATTGAACGGCGGCGCGAGATGCCGCCGACAGGAGAGAGGTGACGGAAGACGTGAATCCCAAGTATGAGAGGCGCGAGGGCGAGGATGCGTATGAGTACGGGCTTCGGCTGATTGCGACAAAGGTGGAGGAGCAGCCGGAGGATCTGGACTGGCAGGACATCGTGGAGGCGCTTGGCCTCGATTGCCACAGGGACAGCCTGCGCAAGGCTGCGGCGGTGACGCCGTACTCCGGTTACGCGGTGATGCAGCACTTCAAGAAGAAGCTGGGCGCGTCCTCCGACACGGCGAAAAGCGCCTACCTCGACGAGATCGAGGCCAAGACCATGAAGATGCGCAAGGAAGCCAAACGCTTCTACGACCAGCGCCGCGAGTTTAACAAGCTCGTTGACAAGCTGGGGCGCGAGGAGAACCTGGAAGACCGCCTGGTCGCTGCTGCGCGCGAGCTGAACGAGTCCGTGCCGCTCGCGGTGGATAAGGACAGGGAGTATCTGCCGTGCGACGACGAAGCTGTTTTGGTGCTCGCCGACTGGCACTACGGCATGGTGACGAACAACATCTGGCAGCACTACGACACCGACGTTTGCCGCGAGCGCGTGGAAACGCTCGTCGACGCCGTGATCGACAGGCTGCGGCTGCACCGCCCGAAGAGGCTGCACGTCGTATTGCTGGGCGACATGGCGCATGGCGCGATCCATACGAGCGTGCGCGTGGCGAGCGAGGAGCTTGTGTGCGAACAGGTGATGCAGGTGAGCGAGATCATCGCCCGCGCGATCGCCGTGCTTGCCGACGAGGTGGAGGAAACCGTCGTCCACGCGACGTACGGGAACCACCTGCGTACGGTACAGAACAAGAAAGACAGCATCCACGCCGACAACATGGAGCGGCTGATCCCGTGGTGGCTGGAGCAGCGCCTTGGCGAGCGCAGCGACGTCACATTCCCGGAGGCGGAATACTACGAGTTCTTGTATTTCGACGTCTGCGGATACCATGTCTGCGCGACGCACGGCGACCTTGACAACGTGAGAAGTGCCGGACGGACGCTCAATACGTTGTTCCAGAAGAAGTACGGCACCGGCATTGACTATGTGCTGCTGGCCGACAAGCACCACAAGGAGGAGTTTGAGGAGCTTGGCGTTGAGGCGATGATCGTGCGCGCACTTTGCGGCGTGGATGACTATGCCAATGACAAGCGGCTCTATTCGACGCCGGGGCAGCTTTTGATGTTCTTCAGAAGCGGCGTTGGTGCGGACGCCACATACCAAATTCGGCTGTGAAAGCCAAACGAAAGGAATGATACCATTTGCTCAAAGAGGATATGACGTCGGCGCTCTCCGACCTCGGATACTGCAAGGGGCAGGCCGGCGAGGTGATCACGGATCTGTTTCGTATCATCTCTGAGGCGCTGGTACGCGGGGAGAGCGTGCGGGTGTACGGCTTCGGCACGTTTGAGGTCAAGACGCACAAGGGGCGCTTGGCGCATAATGTGGCGACGGGTGAAAACCGCGTGCTGCCCGATTATCCGGTTGTGTCATTCAGACCGGGCGAGAATCTGAAGGAGGCCGTGAAGAGCGGCGACTTGGGGAAGCTCGCCAAACAGGAAAAGTAAAAATCTCAAGCCCTCCGAGGTCTGCGGACTGGCGGTGAAAGCTCGACGTTTTTGGACGCATGAGAAAGGCACTGATTATTCTATACCCGAACTGGAGGACAATTTTCTATGGCAAGCAGAAAGGCAACAACCGAGGAAAAGGCGGCGCGTAAGCTGCCGACGAGTGAAAACGGGCATGGCGTCCACTACATCACAAAGTCCGGCAGGGAGTATTGCGTGAGCCATTGCGTTGAAAAAGGGCGTTTTACGCTCTGGCGCATCGTCCCGAACGGGTATATCAAGCTGACGAGCGCGATGACGCCACAGGAATTGTATCCTGTGGCGGACGCTGACAAGTCTTAATACTGCGGGTTGGAGGAGCGGATGCCTTGTCGCCCCCATACGGCGAAGACGCTGGTTCAAATCCAGCACCCGCAACCATTTGCCGATCTGCCATGAGTAGAAACGGCGGAACCGTCGCGGTCAGCGGACGCGGCGGCGATATACGAAGAGCAGAGACGACTCCCCTCTGCTCTTTCTTTTTATGTTTTTCAGGCTGCGAAAGGAGGTGTCGCTATGGCAAAGAAGCAGCTTAAAAAGACGGTTCCCAAGGTCAATAAGAACGCGAAGCCGAGCGACATTGAGCCTCGCGTCGTGTCGGATGAGTCGTACCGTTGCTCCTGCTGCGGACACAAGTACGCGAAGCAGGAAGGGAATTTCAATGTTTCCAAATCCCCTATCTACAAAGGGAATAACGGTTATATGACCATCTGCAAGCGCTGTATCGGGCAGCTTTTTGACCAGTACATCGACTTTTTCGATAAGGATGAGGATGCGGCGATGGAGCGCATCTGCCAGATCACGGACATGTACGTCGACGAGACGGCATGGGCGGCAAGCCGCAAGATCAGCGCCGACCGCAACCGCATGAGCGCTTATGTCGCGAAGCTCAACCTGACGCAGAGCAATTCCGGTTCCACCTACGCCGATACGCTCATCAAACGCTGGGAGAGCGAGGCAGAGAACGCGGAGAACGCGGATCAGGCGGCGCAAAACGGCATCGACATTGAGACGGTGCGGCGCTTCGGGCTTGGCTTCTCTGACAGCGACTATGACGCCATGCAGACGGAGTATGACAGTTGGGTGAAGAAAGAGGGCAAACCCATCGACAAGCGGCAGGATGAGCTTTATGTGACGATGTGCTTTTTGCGCCTGAACCTCCAAAAGAGTGTGCAGGGCGCGGGCGGAAATATCGGAACGGTCGCCAATTCCTACAAGAGCTTCATCGAGGCGGCGACGACGGAGATCGAAGACCGCAAGAAAGCGGCGGCGGAGGCGGTGGAGCTAAAGCCGATCGGGATGCTGTACCGCGACATCGAGCAGTTCACGCCGGCTGAGTTCTATAAGGACAAGAAGCTCTACTCTGATTTTGACAAGCTCGGAGAGTACATTGAACGCTTTATGGCGCGCCCGCTGCGCAATCTTCTGACCGGCTCGAAGGAGATGGATAAGGAGTTCAACCTCTCCGGCGCGGAGGAGTGAGCATATGGAGATGGATTACGAAAAGCTGATGGACGACAATCAGCTCAGCTTGCACGAGCAGTTTCCGGCGAAGGACTATCTCAGCGATCCGGAGCATGTGAGTCATCTTCTGGACTGGATGACGTTCTGGCGGCGCAATCCCGGAAGGTTTGCGGAGTTTTACTTCAACCTCAAGCTACATCTGTACCAGCACATCATCCTCTATTTCATGTTTTTGTTTCCGAGCTTGTGCGTGGTCGCCGCGCGAAGCGACGCGAAGAGCTTTATCATCGCGGTCGGCGCGTGCGTGATGTCAATTTTGTATCCGGGTTCGCAAATTGTGATCGCGTCGGCCACCAAGGGGCAGGCAAAGCTCATTGTGAGTGAGAAGATTAAGACGATTATCTTGCCGCGCGCTCCGCTGCTTGCCGAGGAGATTGAGACCTTCCGTGACAGCCAGAACCAAACGGAGGTCATCTTCAAAAACGGCAGCTCCATTGTGGTTGTGCCGGCGATCGAGACCGCGCGCGGACACCGCGCGACGCTCATCATCTATGAAGAGTTCCGCATGATCCTCAAAAAGATCGTGGATACGGTGCTCTCGCCGTTTCTGGTGGTACGGCACGCGCCGTACATGGATCGGGAGGAGTACGAACACCTGATCGAGGAGCCGAAGGAAATCTACATTAGCTCCGCGTGGTACAAGAGCCATTGGATGTGGAGCAGCATCATCAAGCTCTTTACCAAGGACATGCTGACGAATCGCTCGTCCATGCTCATCGCGATGGACTACTCGATCGCGCTGCGGCACAAGATCAAGACGCGAAATTACCTCATCAAGGAGCGCAAGAAGCTCGACCGCGTGGCGTGGGCGATCGAATACGAAAACCAGATGGTTTCCGAGAACGCGCACGCCTACTTCACCTATGAGCTTTTGAACAAAAACCGCGTGTGGAAGCGCGCGTTTTATCCGCGCCGCGCGGAAGATGTTATATTGCACGCGAAGAACCGGTACGCCATTCCCAAGCAGAAGGGCGAGATCCGTATCATCTCGTGCGATATTGCTTCCGAGGGCGGCAATGGCAACGACAACTCGATCTACTCGTGCATCCGCGCGCTGCCTGAGAGCAAGGAGTACAAGTCGACCG